AACGAGCGGAGGGACACCCAAAGTCATTAGTCCTTGAGAGGTTTTAATTTGGAGTCCTGCAAGCTTTCCCTTTTCGTCGATAATTTGTCCCGTAGCTTGAATTGAATTTTCTGACTCTCCCAAAAAATTTCCGATAAAGTTGGATCGTATCAATTGGTAAATGACCAACGACGAATAGTTTTCAAAATTTCCAGGATAGAATACTTTTCCAAAAACTTCAGCAGAGATAAAATATCCCTTGAGAAGATAGAGCGCAACATCGTCAGTAAAAAGAGTTGCATCACTTTGTTCCAGTCCAGCAACCACTAGTTCACATTGAGGATAGTTCAAGTGATCCGTTTCCGATCCCCAGTGTTTGTATATGATCATTGTCGGTCTGTTTTTTCTAAACGAGTGGATTGGAACCGATGAGAATCTCGAAATCTCCAAGCTGTAAGTCGGTTCGACATTCGGCTTGGGCGCGGACGATGCAAAGACAAAGATGTTGAGACCGAATACCTCCTCCACCACGCGATAGAAAATCGAAGGATCTAGAAACTCGTCTTCCTTGAGGAACATTGTAATTCTATCTTCTTCCGTAAGGTCAAAAAGTTCCGAACTTGTGACGAGGAAATTGGCAGAGTTTGCGATAGCTTTTTTGACCTTTTGTATGTATTTTTCTTTTTGATCGATGGTTGTGAGTTTGAGATACTGTTTATCTTGAAGTGCAATCAATACGCATGCCAAAAACGAATTTGGACTTATCAATGAACCCATTCGGAAAAAGTTGACCTGCTTTTCGAATCCTCCTTTGATCATTTCTTCGATGGAAGAAGGAAGAAACGCGATACCTTCTTCTCCCATGACTTTATTCGTTTTGATGGGATCCTTGGAGCGGTAGGTGCTACCAGCTTGTCTTTCTTTGATTTCTTTTGGAGGATCACTGTAGCAACATGGATAGTACGGATGTTGTCTCTCTTCGTCGAGATTCTGTTTAAATTCGATGAATGGGTAAGTATCGTTAGGACAAACGAAATAGTTATCTTCAATCTGGCGAATGGGTCTTTCGTAAACTTTATTTCCTCTTGTAATTTTTTGATTCTTCCAATACTCGACTTGATTTTCTGAAATGATAATCGGTTGATTTTTGAATTGACAATCTCTCGAGTAGCTTCCTGTGAATATTTCAGGTGCAATCTTGGACAGATTTACCTTTTTTACTTGATCCGTTTTTGCTTTCGGTTTGACGATCAAGGTAAGGTCCTCTTCCACAACCTTTTCATTTTTGAGCTCTGGGATCAGATTGTCATATATTTTCTCGTATTGATCCTTTACCTCGTTGTAAATATTAAGCAATCTAGAAAATAAATTCATAAACTGGAAAAGAACAAACCGATTGACTGCCTTGGATATATTGACTGTAATATAAGGTGTTTTTGGTTCAACAAACAAAGACTTGAATGGTGTGTTTTTTGTCCCGATGATTCTGTCTTCTGGTTTGACAGACTTTTCGTAATTGGTGATCACATATCTGCCTTTTGAAACTTCCGCGTCATTGACACCAGAGATATATTGAACCAAAGAGAATCCCAAAGATGCAATCTTGCTTAGATCGACTTCTCGTTTTTGCACCTCGGGGTCAAATGCAATATTTGTGTCGTAGTAGAGCTTGAGCTTCTTTTTTTCAGAAATTGGTTTTTCAAATTCATCTGCAAAAAGCAACGAACTGAATAGTTTTTTAGATTCTTCTTGGAAAGGTTCAGTTAATAACAGATCCAAAAATGAATCTTCTCTAATCGAAACATAATAAATATTGAACATTGCACCGTAATTCTTCTCACGACGGTTTTTAAATTTGAGTGTGGGGAACAATGACTTCACTGCGTCAAGGATATCGCTTTCGGATCGATGGTAATACAAAAGATATTTGAACACAAGTGTCGACTTTTCTAAATTAATTGCTGCTGAAATGAAAGAGTTTTTTGTATACTCTTGCATATTATATCCTTGATCTCCAACTAAAATCAAGTATAACATGTTTTTATCTTGAAACTTGCTCAGCCTTGGTTCAAAAATCTTGAATGGAGGCCTAGTTTCAATCGTTTCTCCATTGAATACCTTGTATTTTGAAAATCGGTTATCGTTGTATTGGGCAAATGGAACATCTGCATTAAGGACCATGTTGGCAAATAAATCTGGCGACATTTGAAGCAGATCTTCTTTATCCGACGTTATAATATCGAATTCAACCGTCATCTTAGTGATGGTCATATCTGAGGTCAATACTGGTTCTACCTTGCTGATCGTTTGGAAAAAGGTCTTGATCTGCTTCAGATCGGCTTTGTCCTTTTCGAGAAACTTGGGCACTTGGATAGATTCAAAGTTTGTCTTTTCGTTTGTAAAGGTCTCGGGGTCCCTATATTGTCCAAATACGTTTTCGGCCATTTTGTAAAACGTCTTGTCGGTTTCGACCAGTTCGGCAATCGCATACAGTATTTCTTTTTCGCTAATGTTTGGATATTTTTCATGGACATCTTCAACGATTCGAACAATATTTGAGGTTTTTTGCAACTTTTCACCCAGGAGGTCCTCCAATGTTGCATAGTCCTCGGAGACATCGGAGGGGGTTGCTTGGATGACCTTTTTTTCAAACAGCGGGATGACAAATTTCGAAGGGATCTTGTTCTGGACCGCGAACTCGAGTATCCTTTTTTTCTGCGTCGTAAATATAGGTATTTTGGAATCTAGGAGATCTTTAGATGACACATTTTTTGATCCAATATTAGATGCAATCATATTTTGAAATATCAAAATAAAAATGACTAGATTTATTTTTTGTATCCTATCTTTCCACAAATTGAAATGTAGACAAAGAATAAATTTTCCATATTAAAAATGCAAAAAGAACAAGAGACGGTTGTTGGTCCAGACCATCAAAATTCAGCATCTCCAGATCCATTATCCATCAACGTAAAAGTGCTGAGGGAACAATTGAACAGACTAAGTGTTGTAAAAGATATCCCTATTGCAAATCTCAAATCCCAGGATCTCGACGACTTTTCGGCTATTTCAAACAATATTTCAACATTGTATGGCTCCGATGGATATAACTTGCTCTTCAAAGAAATTCAACAAAAGTTCCCTCAGGATAATGCAGTTAAACCTGGAACGGTTGCTGGATATCTGATGGGATGCTTTGTGCCCTCCAGTTTCAAATACGGAAGCAGTTGCTCCCTTGCATGCCTTACTGGCGCTCCAAATTTTTACGATAGTGCAGAAATCATGCCATGCAACCGAAATGTATATGTTGCGCCCTTCGAAGGAGACTATAACCTGACCAAGCTGACTTCTGGAACCGATGAACCCGATACTGCACTCGTTTATATTCAGCCCCCTTTCCAAGGATTCTCGACCAAAGAAGTAGAGTTTCTAAAATCAGAAGGAGTAAACAAAGTGATTTTCTCTTATTACGACCACAAAAATCAAGAATATTTCACTTCAGAATCGCTTCCCTTTTCGAAAATTAATATCCGCTCTGGAAACCAAACGACTTTTGGTCCAAAGAGAGCAATGTATGGAAATGGAATTATGAATCGGTCCAAATTATCTCACACGATTCTGTTTGTTGTTTTGATTCTTATTGCAATCTATGCATTATGGACTATGAGAAATAATTAACAATTTTAAAAAATGTCGGATATTAAAATGTTTTGTTTAATCTATATTGCACATAACGGGTCCCAGCCCGGTAGCGTCCCCAATGGTCCATCTCAGACGGACATACCTGAATGTCCCCAAGTATTGGAAATTTCAAAAACCCAATCTTGTCTTTTGTCCAAAATGCAAGAAAAAAGTATACAACAATGTATGGATGAAGTCGGAAGAAAGAACTATATAGATACGCTCGAACAAAGTGATTTGACTCAAGTTCAATTTCCAAATTATCCAAACATGTCTCTCAAAAGAATTTCTGAAACTCAAATTGGTGTATATAGAATTGAAAAAAGATCAGTGGTAGAGAAAGGATACCTCTACAATTCTGTAAAGGACACCATCGAAGTAGACAGAGTGGGCAACTACTATGTAGTTCCGATCGAACAATGGAAATATGAACAACTTCCGGAACGACCGAAAGAGGAAGCAACAAAAATCAAAGGATGTCAAAACTATACTTCGGATAAAAATGTCGTGAGAAACTATGATCGAGTGCTTATCCAACTCATAGATGCCATCCAGAAAAGAAAAATTGATTAAAATTACAACTTATGTTCATTCTAGTAATGAACATATGAACTCATGTGTCTTTCCATTTTTCTGCTGTCTCCTCTATGTTGATCTTCCAAATGTTCTTTTCGGGATGCTCTTGTAAATAGTGAATAGAAATACGGACGAGACTCTCAAAATAGTCCCACATTGCATCCCGGTCGTCGTCTGTGATGAATCGATCGCCTTTCTGTGTCCGAAGCAAGAACAGCTCTTTGAAAGCATTTACACTGTCCAATGGAAGTCCAGCAAATACATTCCCAGCACTGTGCACAAAAAAGTCTTCATCCCTCGCCCGAATCTGACCCCAGTGTGCGTGCGACTTTTCGATAAAGGTCTTGAGCACAAACTCTTTGTCCAGCTTGAAAAGAACAAATCCTGCAAAGTTGACAAGATATGGACTGACAATCTTATATCCTGATTGGTATGCACTATTGACCAGTTCGGAGACCAATTGAAATAATCCCTCTACATTCATAAAAAATCTTTCTACCGTCGTAGGCAAGGAAGAGCTTTTAGGCGGCATTTTGAATAAGCAAACACTTTTTAAGCAAAAATTGAATTTTAAGAATTTTGAACCACTGAATTACAAATCTGAAGAAAATCTTTTGACAAGTAAAATGGAACAAAGACCCTTATGGAATATGCTATCAGAAGAAGTAAACAGGGCTAGATTATTGGCAATCAATGAACAGAAAAAATATCGCAGAGATGCAAACATCGAGGTTGAAATACAATTTGGAACCTACCTTCAGCCCGATGTCGAAAAAAAGGAAACTATTGGACGCTTTATCACAACGGTTTCCCCAGCTGCATACCAAAGAGTCCTCCAGGCCATGAAAAGAATCAGCCCCAAATATACAACGTCAGAGACAGAGGATGAAATCTCAAAAAGCGAAAGGGTCTCCTATGACCTCAAATCAAAAAAGACCGAGTATTACGAAAAGAAACGAATCTACAACTCGTATGATCTATACTACAACAAGGAAGAAAAAGATTTTGTCAGCAATTCTTCCACTGCCGGGAACCGTCTTGCACAGGAATTCAACATGAAAATCACCGTTGCCAACGAGTATAGGTATACGAGTGAGTCAAAATATTTTCGACCTAACATCAAACGTCTCAAGAAAAGAACAACATTTGACTTTAAGGACCAATATGGAGGGTATCTTGACATGACCGTTGTCGAAGAACAGTATCTCGATGAGAAAGATGAAAGATTTGGAACAACAAAGACAAAATTTGAAGTGGAGTTTGAGGTCGTCGAGTCATTTGACAAATATATAACAAAAATCGAAAAATTGACCCAACTTATCCTCGTCCTATTACAGGATACAGTCGTTCCCTACACAAACTCTGAAAAGGAATATATGTATGAATACGTCTCTGACCTCCTCGGTATTTCCATCAATAACATCAAATTTAGCATGCTCCCTGAAGCAAGAGATCTTAAACTCACAGACATGGTCTACGGCGGAGTAGTAGGAAACACAGCAACACCCTACTGCGTCACGCACAAGGCAGATGGAGTAAGAAAGTTGATCGTGACCACACCCAGGAGTATCTGGGCATTCGTGCCTGGCACACAGGAGGCTAATCAAATCTACAAGTTTGAAGAAACCGAAGACAATCGGATTCCCCCTTTCCAAGAGGGGTTTATCTTTGATGGAGAACTCTTAACAAAAGAAAGCAGAAAGGATTCAAACAACTGTCGATACATGTTCTACATTTTTGACTGTCTATGCGAAAATAAACAAGACATCAGGGACAAGAACTACATGGAGAGGATGGAGCTTGCACTCCAATTTACCGAATACCCATTCATTGAGGTCCAAAACTTGATTGGACAAGAGGAAAATGAGATCGTAAAGTTTAGAGAATTCAAAATCAACGACAACAAAATAAACAGGGCAATCAAGTTTGTCGTCAAAGGATACTTGTCTCTCGTGTCGGTCGAACACTTTTTCGAAACCATGCGGCTGATGTTCCTGCAACAGGATCAGCTCGCATTCAAACAGGACGGATTCATGTTCATCCCCATGAACACTGTTTATAATCCATACGACCCAGTCAGTCCACTTCCTTTGGTCTATCGGGGAGACAACAAAGTATTATTGAATGCCCCACCCATCTACCAAAGAAGTCTTGTTCAATACCCCGATATTTGCAAATGGAAGCCAGTCGAGCTCCGGAGCATAGACTTTGTGGTTGAAAAGTCAAGATCTAAAATTCAGCTCAAGGCTCTCGATGGTAAGGTTTTGAGAGTTTTTAATGGTTCTGGCACTTATCCTTTGAGCGACAGAATCGACTCTCATCATCCACTCCTCCAGAACCTCCCACCCAACACGATTGTAGAGTTCTACTGGGATGCAAAGAAGCAACTATTAACCCCAAGTCGCATACGAAGCGATAAACCTGCACCCAATCGATATCAGATTGCAGAGATTGTATGGGAAAATATCTTTGAAGGTATTGACCCTCAAACATTAATTGGAGAGTCGTTCCAGCTGATGAGAACTTATCACAACCTAATCAAAAAACAGTTGTTCGAGCAAGCCAAAAGATCCCGAAACCACAGAGTGCTACTAGATATTGGTTCGGGAAGATCAGCGGAAATAAGTGGATGGACGGGATTCGATATGATCTTTGCCGTGGAGCCGAATAAGGAGCATGCACAAGAGTTAATGGAAAGACTTCAAGTTGCTGATATCCATACAAATAAAGTTGTGCTGATTCCAACTGGTGGCGAGGACTATCAAACCATCACAGATGTGATCCACACCAAGTATGGAGAGAAGGTCTCCACTGTTTCTCTTATGTTGAGCCTTTCCTTCTTTTACGGCGATAAGAGAGAAGGGTTGAAAAAGACAATCGAAAATAACCTCGAAGATGGTGGCGAAGTCCTCATTCTCACGATAGACGGTGATACTGTAAAGCAAGTGTTCCATCCAAGCTCGGGAGAGTATAGCGAAAAAACCCTTAAATTTCTTAATGCAGATTTAACTTACAAAAACAGTTCAGGCATGTTGTATATTGATCTTCCAGGGACCATCGTATCCAGGCAGGCCGAGAAGCCACCGAAGCTCGGCGAGCTATTCCAACAATGGAATAAATTCTTCCCATTGAAGATTTCGAGAGCCGACAAGCAAAAGTTTCTCAACTCTGGAGAAAAACCTTTTTCAAATATGTATAGCAGTTTCATTTTGATTCGACTATCGGATGAAATATCAAAGATTGAGATAGAGAGGATTGTTCCCTACGAACCAAAGACGGGTAGATTGGTAAATGGAGAAAAGGACTATAGTCCAGTTGAGAATTGGACATTCCTACCGGGTGCAATGTATGGCATCAGCGTCTTTCCTTCAGACTATCTTTATCTCTCCGCGGTTCTAAAAGCGATCGATCCAGAATACCAGAACAATAACAACATGAAGTTCAGAAAGACCTATGTTGTGCAGGTGTGGAATACAATACAAAAGACGTTGTCGGTCCAGCAGCGTCAGATTTACACCCTTCCATGGAATATAAATGTTTTACAAATTTTTTCAGATGTCTTTGAGGTTTCTATCCTGTATGTCAAGGAACAACAAGCCTACCGCTTCGGCAAGTATCCCCACAAGATTGTGATTGTTGATTCCTACGTGATCGGAATCATGAATGACCGAGGTCTTTTGCAAACTAAATTTTAACCATCGATCTAGAAATGGATCGATTTATTTAATAAATCGATGCAGATGCAGTTTACGCTAAATACTCTTTGAGTTCATTGTATCCACCCAGCCACTTACCATCATTAAAAATCATGGGTCTTGTGCTATATTCGTATGGAAATCCAATGGTTGAATCTCGGGAAAGCATGGATCTAATTTCATTCATCGATCCGTTGATATTTTCAATGTCGATGGCAACCTTTGGAATTTTCTTGCTCGAAAAGAGTTGAAGTGCAGCTTTGGAATAACCACACCAAGGACTGTATAAAATGACCCATTCATTGGATTTAATTTTATCAATCACACTTCTTATGGACACGCTATCAGTTTCTTCGTGATAGTCATTGATAGATTTGTTTCGATAGGAAAATGAGCGCGACATTTTCCTATTTCAAAAAATAATTTTAAGATGTTTATTTGTTTTGGTTTGGGATATTGTTGAGCACGTTGATAACTTTTTGTAAGCTTGTCTCGATTTGAGGTAATTGATCGGTCAGCGGTTCGAGGTAAGATACCAAAATTAAGTAAATTGCCCATGCAATTATTGCATAAAATGCCGCAAGTCCTATTATGGTTAAAACTGCTGTAATCCACGATATTGAACCTTCAGTGCCGCCTTTGTCTCCGCGTTTGTCTTGTTTGTAAATCATCAAAATCAAAAGGATTATATTGGGAATCAGGAATATCAATCCGATTAAAATCAATATAGCAATCAATGTATTTTTTGCAGTGTCCGATAAACTTTTCAATTTGTCGAAATCGATCTTATTCGAATCTTGAACCGACTTAACTACTCCTGAACTTTTGCTATTTGTTTGCACTCGAGAAGTTGGTTGGACTCGAGTGTTTTGATACGGGGTTATCTGCTGCTGAGCCACAGGTTGCTGAGCCACTGGTTGATGAACTACTTGCTGCATCCCAGAGTTGTGCATCATTTGATTCTGAGCCATGTGGTTGTAAGACATCTGATTCTGAGCCACGTAGGGCTGCACAACATTGTAGGTCGGAACCCGATTGAATGCAGGTGCGAAAGGATTTACTTGAACATTCATTTTATAGACAAGAAGAATTTGTCAACCTAATTTGTTTTTTGATTACTTGTAGAGCGTGTCGATTCAGGTGCGTTTCGAAATGCATAAATAATACATAAATTCAAATAAGGCTTTTTTAGTTCGATTGGGAATGTTTCTTCAATCAAAAACAAATACGATCCATATATCGAATCCTTGAATGTTGGAGCAAGTGGATGATTGGTTTTCAAAAGAGATTTTCGGAGCTTTTTGATCTTATGGTGGCACTCGGTTCTGAAATGGAGAAAACCCACGGGATGCGGAGGTTCTTCAATCCATTCTTCGGGCACCTTTCTCAATTCTGTGTAATGTTCAAAGACTTTGGCAATATTTTTATCGACTATAGATCTTTCGATGGGTATTTGTGCATAGGCGCTGTTTTCTATTTCGGCGATCGTTGTCTGTGCATTTGTATCGGGTGATCCTCGGTCGTTCCATTCGGTATATTTTGCATCAAAATCCTTTTTTGAAAGATCAAATTTTCTTTCCATCCAGTCTTTGATAAAGTTTTTACTTTGGACGCAAGTGTGATAGTTTTGAAATCCGATCATGTCTGCTAGGTTTTTGATGTCATTGAC